CTCGTCTTCGCGTTTCTTTAGTGGGTTGGCGGGCGTCTTCGGGCGTATCACCGGTTTGATCGAGCGCCACATCTGCCCGGTTTCCTTTAGCGGCGCGAACGGTGCAACCATGCCCTTGCGCTTGCGCGCTTCGATGGTTGCCTCGGCCAGCGGTTCGAAGTGCCCCGGGTCGCTCATATACTCTTGGACCGCGCCCGCGACGTGCAACCCCAAGGCAGTGAGCCCCTGTTGAACGCGCGCCTCTTTATTCTCTTTGGTTCCTAGGGCCTCCGCTCCGATCTTTTTGAGCGCGGCTATGATGTCATTTTTAACTGACCGCACGCCAGGTTCGAGGAACGCCCTCGCTGGAATATTTTGCAGCGGTGACCCCTTCTCATTGATCCACCCGAGTTGCGCGTTGGTGACGCCGCTGTCGTCATCGCGTGCGCTGTTCTCCGATGGGATGCCGACATAGAGGCGAGAGGAGAGAAGTTTGTTAATGCCTTTGACTAAAATTTCATCGTAATTATCACGCCCTCTTTTAACGCCCATTTGTCAGCCGCTCATCATGTTTTGGCCGCTCACATCGACGCCGAAGACCGCGGCATTGACGGGGCCGAGTGGTCCGGTGCCACTGACACCGATCAGGGTGATGCCCACGATCTCCGCCAGCTGCGCGAGGCGCGAGCCGTAGTTCGTGAGGTTGTATGGACCCCATCCATCCATCGCCGCTTTGGCGGTGTCGAATGAGACGCTCAGGCCGTCGCCGCTCTTGCTTGAGATTGCGCCGGTTCCACCAGTCGGGATGCCACCAGCCTTGGCGACGCGCGCGGCCTGCGCCTCAAGGACGCAGTTGTGTGCGGCGTAAAGTTGCGCACCCGCGTCCACAAGGTCTTCGTTCCAAACTTCAGGCGAGCACAGAACGTAGCCGAGCGTCAGCCAAAAATTCACCATGGCGTCGGGATAGATGTCTGGGTTTTGGAATGCCGTGAAGCCCTGGCGGAATTGTGCGACGGTGACTGTCATGGGTTAGGCCTCCAAGACCGTATATTATCTATAGTACCAAAATCAAGCGAGTTTGCATCGCTCAGGCCCTCGCCAGTTGTCACATCGTCACGCGTCTTGCGACCGCCCGGGGTGAACGCGTTGGCCTCAGTCAGGCTCGGTTTCACCGCGTTCGGGTTGGCGTCGTGTGCGGGAAGTTTGGTGCTGGCCTCGGCCACGTGTCGAACGTGCTCGTGCCGTTTCTCCGCTTCACTAGGGGCTTCGTCATGCCCTTTGATTTTACTGAGCAACTTTCTCACGTGGTGACCCGTGAAGTGACCCGGGAGGTTGTGCCGCCCCTTTTTCGAGAAACTGTGTTTGTCTTCTGTGTTGGCCATAGCCGCACCCTTTCTAATTGACCTTCGCGTCGATGCCGTTCGCCTAGTTCCCGCAGCTGTCGAACGGCTACGGCTTTTTCCACCCCAAAATGTCCTTGTGCGACAGGGCGCAGTCGGCCGACTTCACGAACTCGGGATGCCCACCGAAACGAGCGTCAACGCCGGAGATGGTGCCCTTGTTACGGCTGGCGTAGAAGACCTCTTCGCCCTTCTTTTCGCCGTATTCTTTTTCCATATTGGCCTTAATTTCGTTGCCCTTTTCGGTGAGCGGCATTGTCGTGTTCCTTAATTAGGCGACGGGATAAGCAGTGACCGGGACTGGTGCCGCTTCCTTCTTGGTCCGTGTCTTGGTGGCCTTAACCGCCTCGATCTCGACCGGTTTTGGTTTGATGATGCGTGACTTGCGCGGTTGAACGATCCGGGTGATCCGGTCAATCAGTTGCGCGTGTGCCGCGATGTACCAGTGCAACCGGTTCTTGCCGGTCGCGGGATCGACCTCGAAAGCGAGATCGTCGGGGATTTCCTGTTGACCCATGTTGAAGTGCATGGTGTCAATCATGATTTGAACCGGCATGCCATTGCCACGCGTGACTTCTTTGCTGCGGTTCCGAAACTTGAAATGGAACGGTTGACTTACGAGGATGAAAGCCATGATTTTACACCCCTAAAGGTGACAGAGAAAAAGAAGGCCGATATGATAGTCGGTCTTCCGTGAGCGCAATGCTCAGGCTTTGTTGTACTTGACTTGATTGTCATGTTGCCACAGCGGTTGCAGATTTGAGTAGTGGCAAGCCACGAGGAACTGCTCGCGGTCTGCAAGGTCGAAACTGGACAATGGTTTAATGTGATCGATATGCCAGCTTCCCCAGTTGCCCCAAGACATACCCGGAGCAAATTGAGTTTCAATATGTGTTTTCAATTGTTCGATTGAACAACCTAGATCATCCACAGCCGAACCGCGCTTTGACCCCTTTTTAATTGCACTTCCTAATCGGGAACGTAAAACATGCGCCAATCGAAAACAAACGTCTGTGGCGTAACGTTCTTTTCGGTGTGCACGAACGTGTTCAATGTTTGCCCATTTCCACTTACGCTCGTATTCGCGTTTTAATGCGGGGTTATCCTTGTTCCACGTGTCAATATATTCATCCCAACGTTCTGGGTTATCAATGACCCATTGACGCGATTGAAGCGCCGAGCATTCAACACAAGTCTTTGTAGACACATATCGCTCGGCGATATGTCCCCGACGGCACGGCCTGCCGGTGAAATACCGTTTTAAGCCAAGGCGTTTTGCATCTTTTCGTGTTAAAATGTTCACGCCTTGGCCCCTTCGTCACAATACCCAAGAGATTACAAGTGAAATCTCTAAGTCATTGATTTTAAAGACCATCCCGATATCCAATGGTCTCCGGATAGACAACTTCAACTTGGCCGAGCCGTCCGAAATAGTTGGTCATCTGATAGATGGACCGATATTCCAGCGGGGTCTTTTGAAGCGGCGTCAGCGGGAAGCGGACGCGGTTCTTGTTCTTCGAGTACGCGATCAAGCGACCGGGGGTCGTGTCGGTGCCCTGTGTGCCACCGGCACCCATGCCGATTGCCCACTTGGCGGGAAGGATTTTCAGCTGGTTCTGGCCGGTCTGCTCTTTGGTGATGTTGTTTTCGAGCAGGTAAGTCAGGATCGAGGTGTTGCCAGCTTCCGAGACCTTCATCGTGGTGATGTAGCCGAACCGTGTCGGAGGAAGCAGGATGCGGTCAGGCATCTGTGCCCAGCCGGAAGCCGCCCAAACCGAGGTGAGGACCTCGTTGATGTCAGCAAGGATTTCGTCGGGGGTCTTGTTGGCCCACAGCGGCGAAGCGGCGGCGCCATTGGCGACGTTCGCAACGTTGCTAACCACAGCTGGCGTAACGGTATAACCGCCGCCCGTTGCCTGGGTGAACAAACCGGTTGTGCCGATGAGGCTGTCACCGATGTAGACGAGTTGGTCAACGTCCATCTGGTATTTGAGCTTGAGGCCCTCGTACTTCTGGCTGTCGATTGGCCGTCCGGCCTTCTGCGCGGAGAGAAGCTCTGGGATGGTGAACTTGACTTCCATGCCCCAGATATTCAGAGGATGCGCGGTCTTGCCGATATCGAGCGAGACGCCCGCGATCGCATTGGCGTCCTTGCTGATCCACGAGATACCACCAGGGGTCAAACCACCAGCGGCGGCGAATGCCGAGTTCGTAAAGCTCGACACTTCGTCCGCGATCGAGACGTCTTCGCGGAGATCGATATCACGTTGCCATGACACCTCGACGAGGGGCATATGCAACGTTTGGTCGAGCCTTTCAAGCTCACCCACGAGGAACACGCCGGTCGAGTCGATAGTTGCCTGATCGAACGTCAGGAAGGCATCGGTTGTCGGAACCCCCTTCAACCGTAAAGTTTCTTTGGACATAAGTTTTATCCTTCTTTCTCAGTCCGGCGAATTAGCCAATAATGTTGAAGGAAATTTCGCAGAACCCTTGCGCATCGGCCGCACCGGTAAAGAAACAGCGCGGGACGGCGAGCGTATCGGCGGCGGTCGTATCGGCCGTGCCTTCAATCTGTCCCGGAGGATAGGTTGTGGTTGATGAATGGCCAGCCGAGTTGTTCGCAACGCGAACATACACTAGGCTGTCCTTGGTGCACGAAGGGGCGTTATAGCCGACGTAAACCATCATGTAGCCTTTCTTCATGACACCGACGATGCCCGAAGTCGGCATGGTTTGTGCACCAAGCGCGTCTTGCGCGGAGTTGGTGGGATATGCACGGACCAAGAACCCGGTCACGAGCACGTTGGCGCCCGCATACGGATAGGCGATGGTGTCGCCCGTGGTAATGCCTTGGATTTTGCCGGATGTGGTTTTCACCGGAACGCCGTAGGCGATCGGGAGATTCGTTGCCGAAAGCAGCGCAGCTTCAACAATCGCGTGTTCGGTGCGAGTGACGTCGCCCGCAATTCCGCTCGGCATATTAAAAGTATAGGCCGTCATCGTGGTTTACTCCTTTAGATTTTGTCCTGATAGAATTTGGCATATTGAGCGTTTAACTCTGCCGGAGTAGGAACTTTGGCTTCGGTAACCGCTTGCTGCGCGCTAGATGCGCCCTGTTGAACCGCAGACATGATGTGATCACGCGAGAGTGCTCTAGCCGATGCGGAGAACAGAATGTCAACCGCGTCGCACGTCATGCTGTTGATTTTTGGTGCTTCGTCTCCAACGAAGAGGCGCATCACCGAATTGCCCGAGGCGGTGCCCCACGCGCTATCCAAAACGGACCGCTTGAAAGTGCAGAGGTTCTTTTTGGTATCGGCGGGAGTAATAGCCGCATCGAATGTTGGAAGTTTGCAACCGGGCGAGATAACTTCC